CTAAATATCAAACAAAACCTTGTTCATTTGCTCCCTCATAAAGTCATCGGAAAAATGGGTGTATACTCTTCCGACAAGCCTTTCGGGACTGTCTCCCATCCAAATATCAACTATATCCGGCCGCACGTATTCTTGACATTTTGTTGCAAAGGTATGCCGTAAAGAATATTGAGTTACGTTTTTACCGTGAAAGATTTTCTTAAAAACTCGATTTAATACTTCAATATTGCCCGGAGGCGCAAAACTTTTTGAAAAATCTAACTTTTCCCGTATCCTATCGGATATGGGAATTTTTTTATACTCGATTTTCCCGTTCTTCCGTTTTGCGTTACGAGCAATAAGAAAATCTCCTTCTATTCGGGCCGTTTCCAACTCACATGGACGCAAGCCGAAATAAAGCATGGCAAGAATCGGCTGTCGAAATTCCTCATATTCTTTCGATTCAAGGATATGTAATAAAAAGAGAACTTCTTCTTTCGTCAGGTTTCTTCTACTTTTTCGCTCGGCTTTCTTGAATGGCACCAAAGCGACGGGATTATTAGAAATCAAACTTGTAAGTAAGGCATACTTAAAAATCGAATTCACAACGATTCTTAAATCCTCATAGATTCTTCCCTTAGTTTCCGACATGACTTTATCGACTTCAATTGTTTTTATTGTGCTGATAGGTCTATCGCCGAAAACGGGAAGAAGAAAGCGCTGATAATAACTATAATAATTGGAATATGTCCTTGGATTAAGTTTTGTTTTTTTATAGGAGAACCATTCTTCGGCAACTTCCCTAAAAAGATTTTTCCCGCTCGGATTCATTTTATCCGTTCGGTGTTTCTCTATCTCCCCAGGTTCGGTTTGTTGAAGAAATCTCTTTTTTGCCTCTGCAAGGTCTGTTGCTGCACCATACAAATCATAACCGTTTCGACGGTAACGAATTTCATAATAAACCCCGCGTTTTCCGCTAGGGCGTTTAATAATGTGTGCCGCAAGTCCGTTTGCAATAAATTCTTTTTTGAAAGTTTTCGACATCTTTGAAATCTCCTGTCTGTTGAATTTCAAAGTCGCCGATATTGATTTTTCTTTTTGATAATCTTTTGTGCTTTCCAGCTTGTCCACTTTTTCAACAAAAGCGGTCAGTTCTTGGGCGACGTTGAGAGTTTCCCTCCGTTCTTTCGCCAGCATAAGTCGCGTCGTTATCTGCAATAAGTCGTCTGAAAGTTTCATATTTTCCACCTCTTTTATCTTATAATACAAACAAATGTTTGTTTAATAAGATTATAACATAAAAAATATGACAGACGTCCGCAGGTTTTGAAAAATATTTTGGGAAATTTTTACTTTTTTTCTGGCAGTGCCGGAATCGCTTCAATCATTTCCAGCATTTTTTCCGAAAAGGCTTCACCTTTAACACGTTCTAACTCGTTAAAGGCTTCGAGAATACGCCATTCTTTTTCGGTGAGCTTTACGGAGTGATTTCCTACGCCGAGCGCTTTGTCCGCTTCCGTCCATTGAAGTGGAGCGGTATTAAGTCCGAGTGCTTTTTCAATAGCCTGCATTGTATCAATGCGCGGATATTGGGCAATCCCAGAAAAAATTTTTTTAATCGTACTAATAGAAAGTCCCGACCGTTGAGCAAGTTGTTCGTAGGTTATATGGTTGCTTTTCATATATTTTTTTATTTCTTGAATTTCCATAACCTCTACCTCCTTTTACAATCAGTATAAAAGAAAGTTCACAAAAAGTAAACTTTTTTTCTGAAAAGTTTGAAAAAACTCTTGACAAGTTCCCGAAAATATACTATAATACAGATATAAGGTTCATAAATGGGAACAAACAGAGGAGGTAAAACGTGACATTTGACGAATTATTAAAAAGCAAACGTTATAATCGGTCTACTATGGCAACAGCGTTGGGTTTAGCAAAGTCAACTGTATTTTATTGGGCAAAGAAAAGAAGTTCTCCTTCGCCCGAACAAGTTAAGCGCATGAGTGAATTTCTGGAATGTTCGACCGACGAGGTAATCAATTCGCTGTTGAGCGAGGAATAGGAGAAAGGGAAATGGAAATTATCATTAAAAAATCTAAGATGTTTTCGGAAATATTTGAAGAATTGAAAGGAGATACGGATTTACAGGAATTGAAAGTATCGGTATCAATAGAAGTGCCCATAAACGGTGCTATATTCAATAACGGAATAGAAGGGATAAAAAATAAATCCGCTTCGGAAGAAGCGGAAAAAGAGTATTATCGAAAATTAAAAGAAGCGATAGGGGAGATTGGAATAGAACTGGTCAAGGATATGGAAAATCTTAACTAATCTTAGAAATTAAAGTTTCTGCGATTTTTATTGCAACGGTTAAGCCTAACTCGCCTAAGACTTTTAGAAACTTTTTAAATAGTGATTCATCTTTCTTTTGATTAATAACGCAATTTTTAAAATTACCAAAAAGGTTTAAAGCTTCTTCTTTTTTCTTTTTTTGAAAGAGGTTTACTTTTGAGTTGGTAATTTCAGATTGAATGGTATCTAACTCTTGGGTGTAAGTTATAACTTGGCTAATTTGAGCGTTATCGCCATTTATATTATTGTTTTGAATACTGTTGTTAGTAATGTGAACAGAGGGTATAGTAGCTTGGTATAAACGATAAGAAGCCATAATACCTGCGATCTCATATTTCATATCTTCAATGGTAATAGGGTAATAAGAAGTTTTTTCTTTTTCAACTTCTAAAATTTCTATTTCAGAACCGTCGGAAGTATTTTGAAGACGAACATGAGAATTAATTTCGTTTAAATCTTTTTCATCATACATAAAAAATAATTCGTTTTTTTCTCTGAATCGAACAGCTTGTATTAAATAAGAAGCACCACTTTTATTAGTTTTTCCAACAATTAAATAAGTTTGACAGTCATTTTCAAAAGCTTTTCGCTTCTTCTTTTTTAATTCCTGTTCATCAGTAAAAGATTGAACTTTATCTGTGACATTTTTTATCCCAGAGCCTATTGCATCTCCTACAATTTTTGCTTTGGCACCTACTTTTGAAATAAAAAATTTAAACTTGTTTTTAGGGGATTCTTCTTTGGGAGAATCTTTGAAATCGTCTTCATCAGTCAAAGGGGCTTCTTCATGTTCATTGTTTGTTTCCACGGATTCTTTGCCTTTATTATTTTCTTGATGGTTCATTAGGAATTATCCCTCCTTATGTAAATTTCTACTATATTTATACCCTCATAAAAAATCATTAAAACGACTTAACAAGATATTTTTACTAAATTATTCCATTTATTTTTGAAAAGGAGAAACAAGATGGCTCGAAACAGGGTTCAGTTAAAAATCGGAGAAAAATTCAAAGCGTTTCGACAATCCAAAAATCTTTCGGGGCGAGAGTTCGCCAAGGTATTAGGCGTAACAGCAGGATATATTTCACAAATCGAAGTAGGGCATTTAGGTGTTTCCGCAACGTTGTTATTAAGTATAAAAAAAGCATATCCCGATACTGATATGAACGAATTTTTTGAGGAGAACTAACATGACGTACGCAAGAAGAGAAGAAATATTCAGCAAAGAATATTTGTCAATTAAAGATATGCAAGAGCTTCTCGGCATGAAGTATCAAGACGCGGCAAAGACAATGCGGGACATCAAACGAAGAACCGACAGACTCGGTATTCGCGGGAAGATACATGTTCAAGATTATTTGGACTATTTCAAAATCCCGCCCGATAGATACGTAAAGCCAAAGGAGGGCGTATGAAACTTCCAATTTACATAGAAGGGAAGAAATATAAACTAAGCTATTTCAAATACATAGCATATCACTCATTGAAACGAATAGAGCGCTTGGAGAAGAAAATAGCTCAATTGGAAAACGAATTAAAGAAGTGGGAAGTAGAAAGCCATGAAAGAAATAAAACTTGAAGTATTACGAGTAAATCTGTTAGGAATACAGTTTTGCTGCAATCTTTCGCCTGATGAGATGAAAGATAGGAAAGAAGAAGCAGAAAACATGCTTCCATATATCCCTGAATTTTTGGGTAGTCGTCTGGAAATAGAACTTGAAGGCACTATGTTCGGAATTGATTTATCCCCCGTCCCGTGTGATAACAAAGAGGGATATTGGCATTATTTGGCTTTTTCTTGATAAGATTCCAACTTTTCTTGTGCCTTTTTAATTTTTATTTCATTGTCAATTAATCCGCAGAAAATCTCGAACAATTCAATACCTTCATCGATAGAGAAATCTGTCATTTGTATGATATGTACTGAATCATTTCCTATTTTTCTGATTAGATTAGCACAAATAGTAGTGTACATTTTACTACTGTCTATCAGTTGTATCCGTTTAGACAGAGAAAGTGGTTTTAATTCTGCTTCAGTTTTTCCTTTTATTTTTATTAAATAATCCCAAACAACCCATTCCAAAGCCATGCGAACGCCAGCCCCTGAGAGGTCTTCGATTCCAAGAGATTTTGCGTATAAAGTGTCTTCAAAAATTTTATATCCCTTCGGAGATAAATCTTTTATGGATTCGGGCAAATCGGTAGAAGGAGCAGAGGGGTAGTAATGGATAAGCTCTTTGTGTGTTTCTTTTACGGGATATGTAATCGAAGTACATTTGTATATTAGAAAAATAGGTTTTTTACAATGGACACATGCATGTATTTCAATAGTATAAGAATCTTCACCAATAGATCCTTTGAAGTTATGAGCTATATCTTTCCCGCAGTACGGGCATTTTTTAGGAAATGTAAGTTCAGACATTATTTTTCCCTCCCGACCAAGTAATCAAGCGAAACGTCGAAGAAATCGGCAAGGGCTATGAGAACAGATAAAGACGGCTCACGAGCTTCAAGTTCATAGTTTTGATAGGCTCGAACAGTTATGCCCAATAAGGCTGCCATATCTGTTTGCTTTAATCCTTTTTGATTCCGTAAATCTTTTAATTGCTTTCCGAAATTCATAAGTATATACCCCAAAAAAATTTTTTCAAAAACTTTTATAAAAACAATTGACACGAACGAATTGTTCGTGTATAATATAGGTACAACACGAACGAAATGTTCGTGAATACCTAAAAGGAGGTACAATGAACAACTTGAAGAAGCGCAGGGAAGAATTAAGCCTGACGCAAAAACAAGTATCTGACACGTTAAAAATTGACGTTCGGCTCTATCAATATTATGAATCAGGCCAAAGAGAGCCAAAAGTCACAACCGCTAAGAAAATAGCGGTAGCGTTAAAAACAACTGTGGAAGAGTTATTTTAAGCTATCTCTATTATAGGACGAACTTTTGAACGTGTCAAGCAAAAAAAAGAAATGAGAAGTCAAAAGCGTATCGACATGGAGAAATTTAGTAGCAAAAGAATGTGGTGGACGTATGAGAACGGAAAGTTGGTGGCAGAGAAAGACATCAGCCGAGACCCGTTCGGGACGTTTCAAATCAAATTCAGACAGGATTTGGAAAACGGTGCGGTGATAGTGGAGATAAAGAACAGAGACTATCCGTCGTTAAACAGAGCGCCTGTCGGATATGAGAGTTTTCCTGCGGCTGTGGAAGCGATAGCGGAATACTTTGAAGGAATAGACGAGAAAGCGAAGAAAGTCTCTCAGAACGTAAAAGAGAGGGCGAGACAAGCGTCAAGGTATATCATAGCACAAGAGATTGAAAGGATTTCAAGGGAGGGCAATTAAAATGTTACATAACGACAATATAGAAAACGGAATGTTGAAGTTTTGGGAGAAGGTAGAGGACGAGGAAACGGGAGAGACATGGGAAAGAGAAGTCCCCGCCTGCCACTGTTCGGAGTGCAATAAGGCGATTTATGCAGACGATAATTGTTACGTAATGCCGAAGCTGTACGGAAAAGAACCGTATATACTCTGCGAAGAATGTATCGACAGTTATGTAGCATACGGACGGGAAGCGGCAAACGCGATATTAAGAGCGAGGAGAAAGGCACAATGACGGAAGAGGCGAAAGAAACAAGCGTGAAGCTGACGGGAGACATAAAAGAAGTCATGGAAGATTTACATCGGCACCGCGGGTTGACGTTGTGGGAGTATATCCGTTTGAAGCGATTGGAAAGCGCGGAAAAATCCGCGCTGGAAGAAATCTGTCGGAGGGAAGGCTAATGACGATATATGAAATCGAGCGCGGGATAGAGGAGTGTGTCGATGAAGAGACGGGAGAAATTCTTGATTATGAGAAACTCGACATGCTTCAAATGGAGCGTGACAAGAAAATCGAAAACATAGTGTTTTTAATCGAGAATACGGAGAACGAGATAGAAGGCTTGAAAAGGCAGGAAGAAATCTTCAAAACGCGGAGAAAAGCGGCGGAAAAGAAACAGGAAAGCCTGAAAGGGTATCTTTCGCATGTATTACAAGGGCAAAGGTTTGAGACAGTAAGAGCGAAAGTGACGTTCCGAAAGAGCGAAGCGGTAGTCGTGGAGGACGAAGCAAAAGTGCCGAAAGATTACTGGGTAGAGAAGGTCACGGAAGGAATAGATTTAACGGCTGTAAAAAACGCGTTAAAAGCGGGCAAGAGCGTGGAAGGCGCGAGGATAGAGGAAAGATATAACCCGCAAATAAACAGCGTCAGGAGGGCAGAATAATGACGATATACGAGAAGTTGTTATCGATACAAACAGAATTAAAAGCACCGAAAAGTCAATATAACTCATTCGGGAAATATAACTATCGGAATTGTGAAGATATATTGGAGGCTGTCAAACCGTTATGCGCCAAATACAAGGCAGTAAGCGTAATGGGAGACGAGGTAATCCAAATTGGGGAAAGATATTACATAAAGTCCACAGCACGGCTGATAGACCTTGAAAGTGAAGGAGTGGTAGAAAATACGGCATACGCACGGGAAGAAGCGGAAAAGAAGGGAATGGACGGAAGTCAGGTAACGGGAGCGAGTTCTTCATATGCAAGGAAATACGCATTAAACGGATTATTTGCGATAGACGATACGAAAGACAGCGACACGACAAATAACGGACAGACGGCACCCAAGGAAGCGACGAAAGCAAAACAGACGGCCAAGACGGAAGAATGGAAATTGACGAAAAGCGAGCTTGTACAGGTCTACGGAGTAAAGAAGGCAGAAGCAACGATTGCGGCATTAGAAAAGAAGTTGAAAGTTCCATACGCTGAATGGGACGAAGAAACGACACAAAAGGTTCGCGAGACGCTTGAAAGAATGAAGAAAAGAAACAATGAAGAAATGGAAAAGTATCGTTCAGAGTTAGAAAAAACAGATGATGACGATTTACCGTTTTAAGGAGAAAGAATGATAAAAGGAAAAATAATCGATATAAACGCGGAGGGAAATGCGATAATACAGGCTCCGATAGATACCTATATTTTTACGCATAGAAAGGTGAAGGAAGCGTATATCGACTATATAGACAGTCGTCCGCTCTCCGATAAACAGCGTCGGATGTGCTATGCGCTAATCAATGCGATAGCGAAATGGAGCGGAGAGACGGCGGAGGGGACGAAAACGGCGTTAAAATTGGATTTTTGGCAAAACCACGTGGAAACACTTGCGGACAAGATTTTCAGTCTTTCAAACGCGCCTATGAGCCTTGTGGCGGAATTCCAAAGGTATCTTGTAAGATTCATCATCGATAACGATATTCCGTTGAAATTTCCGCTTTTGGACTACGTGGATGACATCAAGGACTACACCTATGCGTGTCTGATTCATAAGAAATGCGTGGTGTGCGGGAAGCGCGCGGACTTGCATCATATCGACGCGATAGGCATGGGGAACGATCGGAACGACGTGCAGCATATCGGCCGAGAAGTAATAAGTCTTTGCCGGGAACATCATACAGAAATACATACGCTCGGAAAATCCAAGTTTATGGAAAAGTACCATCTTGACGGCGGTATAGAGGCAGATAAAACAATCCTGAAAATATACGGATTAAAGAGGTAAAAGATGAAAGGAGTCAATGGCTTCACGTTTTTCAAAAACTATTACGATGCAATAAACGATCCGGAGAATGGATTGACAGAAGAAGAACAAGGAAAATTGTATAACGCAATTTTTGCGTATATGTTTGAGGGAAAAGAACCGTCGCTGAAAGGAGTTTGTCGATTGGCGTTTAATCTGATAAAACCGTCGCTGGATAAATCCCGTCAAAATGGAATAAACAGGTCGAAAGTGGAAGAATCAGCTATTTCGGAATCGGAAACGAATGGAAACGAAATGGAACGAAATGGAAACGAAATGGAAAAAGAATCGAATGAAATGGAATCTGAAATTCGACATTCAAAGAATAAGAAAGAAGAAATAGAACAAGAAAGAGAATATAAGAACAAGAATAAGAAGAACGAACAAGAAGAGAAAAGGGACATAGGGGAAAGGGAAGAAGAAAAGAGGGACGTACGTTCAGAGGCGCAGAAGGAATTTTTTGAAAGATATCCATTGCAAGTAGACAACTATTCGGCGGGAGACTATGCGGAAATAGACTTTGAACTTCTAAGGAGAAGATTCGATGAAAGTGAATTTCTTCAAAAGACAAAATCGTTTTCATGGGTCTGTCAAAACTATCGGAAGATAGCGGGAGGAGGCTATCGGGATTTTGACCGAGGAAAAAAGAGAGAAGTGATAGACGAAAACGGAGATACGCCGGAGCAGGCAAAACGGCGCGCGGAATTTCGAGCGGAATACGGAGACCGAGGGAGGTAGGAAATGCAAAGAGCAGCGGGATTGACGCCGATAGGAGAAATCCTTGATAAAGTGTTTTTACATAGCGCAAAAGAGTATGCCGAAAAGAGGGAAATGGCGTTATCGAAGATAAATCCGGCAAAGGAGTTTATGCAGGGCGGGGAGATTTACTGTAAGAGCTGTCGGAAAGTGAAATCATTTGACGATCCGGAAAGAGGCGTGTTTTTGAACTGCATGTGCGAATGCGAGTATAGAAACATAAAAGCGCAAAAGGAACGTGAAGAGCGTGCATACTGCGTAAAACAGTACAAGAAACTGAATTTCAACGAGTTGGGAGATACATATCGGCGAGCCGAATTTTCTCGATTGGATATGCAAGGGGCAAGCCGAGAATATTTGGAAAGTGCAGAGAGGTGTGAGAGATTCTGCGATAACTTTGACAAGGTACAAAATACAGGCCACGGGATTTGGCTGTACGGAGCTTCGGGAATTGGGAAAACATATCTTGCGGCATGTATACTCAACAAGCTGGAAAACGAGTATTTGAAAACGTGTATATTCACGACGCTGGAAAGAATCCTCTCGTCGATAAAAGCGACGTATAAAAGCACGACGTCGGAAACGGAACAGGGGTATTTAAGGGCTCTGGAATTGTGTGATTGCCTGATAATCGACGATGTAGGAGGAACAAAACTCGTAAGAAAAACAGAGAGCGGGAGTTTTGCTTTGGATAAGTTCTCGGACATAATTTGCCGTCGATACGATAACCATCGTCCGATAGTAATCACGAGTAATCAGTCGATAGAGGACATGGCGGTAAACGGAGAGTTGCCGAAACGAATATGTGACCGATTGATAGAAAGACAGGCGTTGCTGTTAGTGACGGGAAGAAGCAGACGTATGACGCGACTGCAACAAATGGAATTTTAAGGGGTGAGAGATGACGCAGAATGAAGAGGTGTTGAGGCACCTGATGAAAGAAATAGGAATTACGAGCCGAGAAGCAATGGAGAAATACGGAATCATGAGATTGGGAGCGAGGATATACGAGTTGAAGAAGCAAGGATATCCGATAAAGACGTATTTGCGGGTAGGGAAATCGAGGAACGGAGAAAGCATGGTGTATGCGGAATACCGAATGGAGAGACAAGAGGAAGCGCGGAGGTTGTGGAGATGAAATTTATCGTTGAAGGAAAACCGCAAGGAAAGGCGCGTGCGAGGACGTTTTATAACCGACAAAGGGGAAAAATGCAAAGCATGACGCCGCAGAACACGGTCGACTATGAAAATCTCGTGAGGTGGAGTTATAAAGCGGCTGGAGGTACATATTACGATAAAACGCCGTTAAACGTATCTGTGAGAGCGATATACGATATTCCCGTGTCATTCTCCAAGGCAATGCGAAAAAGCGCAACAGAGGGCAAAATAAGGCCTTGCAAAAAACCCGATTCGGATAACATAGCGAAAGCGATTTTAGACGCATTGAACGGAGTAGCTTACTATGACGATTCACAGGTCGTAGGGCTGACGGTAAAGAAAGAATATGGAGACTCTGCGCGGGTAGAAGTGGAGATAGAAATATTAGGAGAATAAAAAATGCCATTATTAAACTATACGACAAAGATAGATATATTTACGACCTTAGGACAAATACAAGGAATGTTAGTGAAGCATGGGGCAAGGCAGATTATGCAGGATTATGACGACGAAGGAAGGGTGGCGGCGGTATCGTTTACTATACCCACGCCGATAGGGATTCAAGCGATTCGCTTGCCGGCGAATGTGGAAGCAGTGCAAAAGGTTTTATTGAAACAGAAAGTAAAATGTGATTATGAACAAGCGGAACGAGTCGCATGGCGAATAGTGAAAGATTGGGTGGAAGCGCAAATGGCTATTTTGGAAAGTGAGATGGTAACAATGGACGAAATCTTTCTTCCGTATATGCTTAATAGAGAGGGAGAAACGGTGTATAAACTGTTTACGAATAATGCTTTGTTACTGAATGAAGGAAAAAGCGAATAACATGCAAACGACCGTGTGCGGGTTGGAATAAATAAAAAGGAAAAGTTCAGTTTTGTGAGAAAGAGTAAACATGCAAGGCAAACCGAAACCCGTTCGCGCACATGAACGGGAAGTAGGAAAAGAAACCTTGTTTGACTTGGAGGACTAACATGGAGAAAGAGAAGTTTAAGATTAGATTATCGAAAGACAAGCTTATTAGTGTAAAAGGCAAGAAGTATGTTATATCGTTACCAAACGGAGAAAAAGTTGAAGTGTTTACGCATAGGCAACGAGCGCGAAAAATCGACGGGAAATTAACAGGTTGTTATTGGTGTGTTACAGATTTGGAAAGCGGATTGCAAATTGTGGGGACATATGAATATAGCAGTTTAATGGACAAATTATATAAAAACACCGAAGAATCGGCTATTACTTGCGCCATAACAAAAATGAGAATTAATGTTACTGAATCTAAATTAACCTTTTCAGACCTTAGAGAAAAAGCAATGAAAAGAATATAGGACCGTGAAACGGAGAAGAAGAATGGAAGAAATTTATATGAGTAGTTCGGAAATAACGAATCACTGTATTGATTGTAAATTTAGAAAAAGCGCGGGAATTGAAGGGGTATATTTCTGTCCCATTAATAAAGTACCCTTAGAAATGTGTATTGAATGGCACGAAACAATTTGTCCCATTCGGTCTATCGAAGTCCATGATAAAGAAACGGTACAAGAATTTGCGGAAGGCTTAATAAAAAACGGAGTATATTCTTGTAAATGTTCAACAGTGAAAGAAGTAGCGGAAAATCTTGTCGAACAGTTTGAAAATCATATAAAGAAATATGCGAAAGAATACGGAGTGGAGGTGTGCGGTGAAAACGATTAAAATTAAACAATACGGTCTATTAAGACCGACGATAGCTTATTTTGAGAACAAGATAATTATCTCGCAGGGGTTGGACATTAAAACGTTAACGCAATTTTGGCGTGAGGAGTTGGGTTTATTTGACAAGGAGATAATTCTTGCTTTCCCGCCGAAAGAGGCAAGGGGATTAAAGCAACGTCTGAATAGTTCCACTAAAACACTTGAAGAGATATTTTATGAGTATGGATTTCTTTGTGCGGAGGTAGAGAAATGAAAACATATCCTGAAATGAACGAGAAGGTTGCAGATATTCTGCGGCATGGGGGTAAAATAGAACGATATGCTGCTCAATATATAGAAGAACTGCGGAAGGAAAATGCGGAACTCAAACACCGAGCGGAAGTTGCGGAAAAAGCTTTGAAATTGTGTGAAACAGCTTATATATTGGCTTTGAATGGTAAGCAGCACGAAGGTATATCGCAACAGGCGATAGTGAGCGACTTAGGAGTTCACAAATTCTTTATAGAACAAGCCGAAAAAGAGCTGTCGGAGGAGCAAATATGAGAGAGATATTATTTAAAGGAAAGCGGGTAGATAACGGCGAGTGGATTACAAGTAATAGTATTATGCAGACAAATTATAGCGGAACATTTCTTTGGTATGAGGGATGTTGGCGAGAAGTTATTTCTGAAACCGTTGGGCAGTATACAGGCTTGCCTGATAAGAACGGGAAGAAGATTTTCGAGGGGGATTTTATCAGAAGCAATTCAGAACGAGGATATATCGAATATTATCCGAGCGATTGTGCGTTTGAGGTAGTAGATGACCACGGATTTTATTGGTTTATCAGCGAAATGTCAAATATTGAAGTCATCGGGAATATACACGACAATCCCGAATTGTTGGAGGGATAAAATGAAAGGGTTAAAGAAAGGAACGGCGCATGAAGTATATACACCGAAATCAGAAGTGGATATTTGTCTTAATTGTCCGTTATCGGAGTGTGGGAAGAAAGATTGCAAGAGGTTCGGGACAGAAAAGAAGAAGCTGAAAGGAAGGAAAAGGGTATGACGATAGAGGAGAAGCGGGAATACATAAAGCGAGCATTTCGGGATTATGTGAATAACAAGAGGCGGTTGGAAATGCTGAATATACCGGGTTTGGGCGGGGTAGATTACTCCCGCCCTTCTGTCGTTTCAGACCATTCAAACGGAACGGAGAAAACGGTATTAAGATACATAGACAAAAAGGACACTCTCGAAAAACAGGTAGAGATTGTTAAAAGGACGATAGAACACTATAAAATTGAGGATAAGAAACACGGAGGTGAGGGAAAGGCAAGTTATATTTATAATCGTTGGCTTAGAAGATTGAGCTTCCGTAAAGCGGCTATACAGTCTCATATAGCGGAAAGTACATCGGCATATTGGACGGAGGAAATATTCTTTACGGCGGAAATTATTGCAGAGGAATATCAGTTGTTTTAATTACTCCAAAAAGTTTGGAGTAAATTCGTTAAAATCTATGATATAATGGTATCATGGAAAAAGAGGGCGATACCGAAAAGTATCGTCTTTTTTTGTTGACGGACGGGAGAAAAGGCGGTATAATTATGGCGGATAACAGAATCGCATACGGACTTGCGAAGAAATACGGAATTGATACGAAAGGGATGTCTCCGAAAGAGGTGTGGGACGCGCTGAACGAGAAAGGCGTGACGCAACAGAATGCGGAGGAAAAGTATTCTTCGGACGGAATGGGCGGAGAGCATGAGCCGACGGAAGCGGAAATAAAGCGGCTTAAAGAATTGGGAATAGGGCCGAATAAGATTGTTTTTGATAGTGAAATAGATAAAAAAATTATTGACGGAATTCCGCTCTCTGATAGTGAAATGGATAAAGTCTTTGAAAGTTTGTCAAAAACCTACGAAAGACCGGAAAAGGGGGGAGGAGATAAAAACTTAAAGAAGATTTTAGATCTTAAAGGATTTTCTAATCCCCCAAAAAAAGTTGATAAAAAAGAACTTACAAAAGTTTTATCAAAGGGAACAATAATGTTTCGAGGGTTAAACGGAGAAAGAGCAAAAGAATATGCCGAACAGTTTTATAACGGTGAAATGTATGTAGGAATAGGCTTGGGCGGTAACGGCGTATATATGTCAAAAGATACGAATGAGGCGAGAGTATATACAAAGGGTTCTGCCGTGGTTGTGAGCGCTGTTATGCCGGCGGATATGAAAATAGCGGGAAAAGAAGTAAGGAAAGAATTTAATCGATTTAGTGATAAGCATAGAACGACAGCCGAACATACTCAAACAGAAAAAGAACGTTTATGGAAAATGCAGCACGTAATATCTTTTGGAACGTATTGCGCATTGAAAGGTTATGACGCATATATTCCTATGATAAGTCCTGAAAAGAATATTGTTGTTCTGAATAGAAGTAAATTAGTTATAGGAGAAAATAATGAACAAGAAAGAATTATGGAACTGTATTGAGCCTTATTTTTCCAAAGCGGAAAATGAAGAACTGGGAATTATAGGGTTTGCGTTCGGGTATGTCGAAAAAGAAACTTTTGAAGGCGTTGAAATCGACTATACAAAATGGGGATTTGATTTTGACGGATTGGTTTCCGTTTTGGAAGAATTGGATAAGGACGGGTACATCGAACTTGTCGATACCAATAATATGGGATATTTGATTTATAAAAAATAAAAAGTAAAGCACCTTTTAAGGGTGCTTTTTTCATGTGAAAAAAGGCGGTGAGACGGAATGAACGAAAAGAATCTGAAACCGGTGCGAAGCGAGGAAGAAGCGAGAGAAAAAGGCAAACGCGGCGGGAAGGCGAGCGGAGAAGCACGGCGGGAGAAGAAACAGTTTCAACAAGCTGTTCTGGCGGCGTTAAAAACGTCCACAGAGCGCGGAAGCACAATGTTAGAGGACATTGTAGCGGCACAGATAAAGCGTGCGTTAGAGGGCGATACAAGGGCCTTTGAAGCGCTTCGGGATACGAGCGGAGAGAAGCCGACAGATAAGGTGGAGGCAAGCGTCACGAACGAAAACAAGGAACTCATGCGGGAGTATCTGGAAAGCGTAAAGAAAGGAAAATGAAATTAAACGAAATTATCTGGACGGATAAAATGCGGGCAGTCATGAACGACGAAGCTCGCATTTTGTTTTTAACGGGAGCGACGGGGTGTTCCAAGACGCTCGTCGCGGGACATAAGTTCATGGATTGGCTGATGAACGCTCCGGCAGACGATACGCAGTTTTTCATGATTTTCAAAGACCGCGGGACGGGTGCGAGAAATATCCTGCAAAACAAAGACAGCTTTTACAATATGTACGATTTCATGCGGGAGCCGTATGTCAGCGGGAAAGACGGAGGCCTGCAATTTCTCTTTCACGGGCTTTATGGGGATAAATATGTTTATCTTTTGGGGGCAGACGACCGAGGCGCGTGGTCAAAGGTTCTCGGCGCAAATCCGAACGGCTTATGGCTGGAAGAATTGTCCGTGCTTCATATCGATTGTATTCGGGAGTGTCTCGGCCGAGCGTTCAGCCGTGACTGTAAACTGATAGGGACGACGAACGGCGGACTTCCGACACAGGAATTTTATACGGAGTTTATCAATCATGCGGCGGTACAGTTCAGGGATACGGTTCCCGCGGCCGAGCTTTCGGAAATGATAGAGGATAGACCGTACATGCACTATTACCATTTCAACCTCAACGACGACGCGCCGCATCTGACGGAAGAACAGAGGCGACAGCTTATAGAGCTGTACCCCGAAAACTCCTTCTATTATACGAGCAAAATTCTCGGCTGCCGCGGAGCAGTGGAAGGTGCGGCCTATGCGCCGTTAATGAGCAAGGAAACGCACCTGATTCCTTTTGAAAAGATAGATATAGGCGCGATCTTTGAAATGGGCGTATTCGTAGACGTAGGCTCGAACAGAGACCCGGAGCACACGGATAAAGCCTCGACGATAGCAAGCCTTATCGGGTATTCGAAGGACTGCCAGCGGATAATCGTGCTGGAATCTTGGGAAATTCCCGCGGCGAGCCATGACGCGATCATAACCGCCGTGGAAAAGGAATTGGAGCCGTGGTGGTGTAAATGGATGTTCAAGCTGAAAAAAATCGTGATAGACAGTGCCGAGGCGATTTTAATCAATACCTGGAAAAGCCGGAATAAGTTCAATACCGTACAAGTAAAAGGAGCCGTAAAGGCATATAAAGACGTCATTAATCTGAAAACGCGGTGCGAGTTGAAACAGCAGCTGTTGATACAGGGGCGGTTATTGTGGAGTACGCATGCGATAAACTCTTATAATGCGCATACGCGGCTGTTACTGGACGATGACGGGGCGGAATTGGATATGGGAATAAAGGACAACGACCACGGCGATTCCGTCGCTTACGGACTGACGGAGAAGTGGAACGATATTACGAGAAACATAAAGAGGTGAAAGCATGAAATTTTACGATATTGAAAAAAACGGGATAAAAAACGTCATAGACGAAAGACAGTACGAAAAGATCTATAAACCGAAAGGTTGGAAGATTACGGGGATAGTCGGGGAAGATACGAGGGAAACGGAAATTCCCGCATCGCCGAGAGACGAGATTATCATAAAAAACACGGATAAAATGAAACGGACGAAGGAAAAGAAATTCGACGATAAACTGATAAAGGACGATTAGACATGGCGAGGTATAACTTTAATCTGAAAAATAAAGAGCTCATAGACGATATGCGTTCGCCTGCGGTCTATGAATATAACATGGCGCAGAATCTCGCCATGCTGAGCAACGACCCGTCTGTTATCCGAAGATTTTTCGAGGTACAAATTCCGAAATATTTCAAGGATACATGGCTGACGATGGAAGCGGACAGAATGTTTCTCCGTCAATATCTCCCGGGGCAGGCGTTTGCATATTTCGGCATTATTCCCATGATCGTCAATGCGAAAGTCAATCTTGTGGCGTCGAACGGTTTCAAATGCGAAAGCGACGACGAGGAAATCGACGAGGTGCTCAACGAACTGATAGACGAAGCGGAACTTCAAAAGAAATTCTGCGACGGAGTGTATTGGGAAAGCGGAATCGGGGACGTTGCCTTTCGGATTTCCTTCTGCCCCGACGTATGCGACCGACCAATTATCGACATCATAGAGCCCCAACATCTGGAAGTCAATTACAGGCGCGGAAAGATAAAGTCCTTCGTGATAAAAGAGGTATCGAAAGACGACGCGTCTTATGAACTTCGGGAAATACATTATAAGAACGACGAGGGCTATGCGTGTATCGATTATCGGTTCGCGATAGACGGGAAGTATGTCCCGAAAAACGACGAGGCGAAAATGCAGGAGTGCAGGGAGAAATTTCCGCCCGATATAGATATGACGCCCCGTCAATTCCCTTTGAAGGACTTTTTGATTATCTTCAAAAAGAACGACAATTCCAATCAGCTCTATAAGGGCGAACGAGGCGTTCCCGATATTCAGGGCCTTGCGAGCATAGAGGACGCGCTGACGGGAAGTATCGACGCTATCCGAAAGGGCGGAATCAAGGAATTTGTTTCGGATGAGCTTATTCCGCAGGACGCGGAAGGGAATGATTTAAGGCTCAATCATTTCAATAAAACGATCATTACGACGAAGGGGAGCGCTTCCCCCGGGGATAATTCGGCGCTCTGGAATGTCGTTCAGGGCGACATCAAATGGGAGGCATATACCAAGACGATACAAAATCTCATGAGCACGGCCATCAACAAGGCGGGACTTTCTCCCACGACGCTGGGGCTTACGGGATTGGAGAGTATAAACAGCTCGCAGGAGAGTCAGGACGCGCGGGAAAAGCCGAGCATGCGGACGAGGGAAATTGCCCTGAACGGCTGGCGAAAGACCTTGAAGGAGCTTTTGAACCGCTATTTGCAGGTTCGGGATTATATCGACGGGAAAGAGATTGTCGATTATTCGAGCTTAATCAGCATTACGTTCAACGAATACACGAATCCGACGGTGGAGAACGTGACGGACGTGCTCGTAAAGCAGGTGGAAGGCGGAATCAAAGCGCCGCTGACTGCGATAAAAGAACTCAATAAGGGGATAAGCGACGAGGAAGCGGAGGAGGAGCTTTTGCAAATTTTTGCTTCCAAAGGCGTGGAGACCATAGACGAAGGCGGGAACGGAGACGAAACCGATTCCGCGGAACCTGCCGAAGGCTCCGAGGAGGAGCGGGAGGACGACCCCACGGAGAATAGCGCTCTATAATAAAGGCTAAATGAGCGAATCGCGACGCGTAAAAAGGCGAAATTTGCGGCGGCGTTACGCAGTGAGTAGCAACACGCAAAAAGGGCTAAATAACTTTAAGGAAATAAAGGACATGGAAATTAACGAATTGAAAAGAGAACTGTCTCGACTCTCCGGAGTCGATTTTTTTAACCCGAAATACAGGGAGGTATTCAAGAAAGTTTTTCCGGGCGAAAAAGAGACGGAAGAGAACGGCTTGAAAGAATCGGAGACAAAACCCGAAGAAAAGCCGAAAGAAGAAGCTCCCGAAGCGGGAAAGGAAAAAATCGAGGAGAAGGTCGAGGACATCGACAAAGCCGAGGACGAACGCGAGATAGATAAAATCGAGCGTGATAAGGCGGAGAATCCCGAAAAACGCGACGAAAAAGCGGAAGAAGTACGGGAGGAAACGCAGGAAATCGGCAAGGAAGTAAATGAGCTCAAAGGAGATAAGACGGAGGACATGCTGCTGGAAGCGAAAATCGAGAACGCCCTCTTGCGCGGTGGGGTGCGCGAGGAAAAACTCGGTCCCGCTATGCGGCTGGCAAAATCCGAAATCGGAAGTCTGGAAGAGCTCGACAAAGTCAAGGACATTTTGAAGGATTTTCCCGAATGGGTACACGGCTATAAGCCGTCGAAGGGCTTCGGAATGGACGTAGACAACGGCTCGGATAATCTCACCGAGGAAGAAAAGAGATTGAAGCAAATGGGAATCAATCCCAGAGATTAATTAAAAAGGAGATAAAATTATATGGCTTATACGGAATCTTTACCGTCCTCGTTTAAGTTCAATGCAACAGAAACGGTGGATACGGTATTCAGCAAAATTCTTGTCAACAACCTTTTCAAGGACAACACCTTCAAGCCCGGCGTGACGTTTACCAACAAGTATAACGAACGCGGCGGACAGATTTACGCGAGACGTCTCGGAAAGACCGCCGCGACGAGCGCGGGCGGATTGGATTTGACTCACACCGAAACGGCGGACAGTCTCGTCCTGATTCAGAAGACGGACGCCATTTCCCGCTCCGAGAAATGCTATGACCTCGTGGAAACGCTTCGTGCGAGCGGGAAATCCGTCGATAAGGTCAGTGAAGTCATCGAGGAGTTCAAAGAGGGATGTCAAATTCAATGGATGTCCTATCTTCTGAAAACGCCCGTGGCGGCAAACGGCGGCGGG